GCTCATACCACAGTGGGGGTAGGATCATGCGAAAACTCCAGTGATCTAAAGGTTGAATCCCAGTTAGGGAGCTGAGGTAAGACTCAATAGAGAGCTGTACCTCAACGGTAATACCATACAATTTTTCTACAAGGAGCCTCGTGTTCCGAGGTGGCTCCCTGCGCGGTATGCATCCCGCTTGCATGGCGGCAATCAATTTCTCACGCGTATATGAGTCCATGAAGCCTTTTCGGTTGGCCATCTTCCGCATTCTCACAGAGATGTGCGGTGTGACCCTCACCCCATAGCTACCAAGTTCGGCTATGATGGGGCAACCCGGATATTGAAATGAAATGGAAAGAGCCTTACAACGCAACAAAGCAGAGAGCTTCGTATGACGCGCGCGTGCGTACTGTCGTTGCGCCCAAGCAAAATTAGTTAAAACCTTGCGTGGGTCTGTGACATTGACCCGATCAGTCGGATCGAATACAATGCCACAGAAGGATGCGGTGGAGATGGTGTCGTGCACCTCCATCTTAATGAATAAGCCCATTCGGGCAAAATCCTCTTCGGTCGGGGGCGTCCCGATCATGGTAAAGAGACCATCGTCTCCTTCAACCACTCCCAACACTTCCCTACAGCCTGCCTCTTCACAGACAAACTGCATAAGCATAAGGTTTGAAAACCCATTGCCTAGGGATGTGCACATTTCGCCGGACATCCTGGTGGCATCTACCATCACCTTGAAGTCCTTAAAGACACACAAATTTCGCCCACCTAGCACTTCGCGTACCAGGCGCATGAATTCCCCGCCAGCGGGTAAATGTTGCGTCATGTGCGAGTATAGCTCAAACTCGCAGGCTTCCATCAACTCGCGCACAAACAGACTCTCGAAAGCTGTATAATCAGTGGCGACATATTTGGCTCCGTCACGGTTCAGATAGCCCATAATGTAATCAGGGCGTTCCGAAACAGGAACATGCTTAATAAAGGCTTTGTGTCGATACACTTGCTCTTCTATTAGCTTAAAGATAGGTCCCACAGCACACTTGAACGCATCAGACCGTGAGTTGATAGCACGGGCATGCTTGTAGGTTGGATAATCCTCATCTTTCATGAAGGAGCTGCATCGGAAGTAGCGGTGGGACTTATCTGGGTCCCACATACTCGCAACGCCATCCCATTGAACCCGGAGTTCTTTGCGTCTCCAGTCGGGGTAATCTGTGTGGCTTAGCCATTGCTCAACGCTCACATCAGCATCGGAAGAAATGGGGGTAAATTCTTTCCGGCAAACACGCCTGCAGTGCAATCTGAACTTCTTCAGGAGCGACTCCTCAGGCGTGGGCGGTTTCTTAAGAAACCTGTGCCTCACTCCAGCAATGGTTGTATCGGGGTCCAGGGGACAAGGGTGTGGGCGAACCGCTCCAACCACCACTGGTCCCAACGAAACCTGGACTACCGGGCGCTTTCCTAAAGCTACCTCGCGCGGTTTTGATATCACCGCAGATCCTTTGATCTCCTTGATCGCATCCATCGAATTCTCGAGGTAGCGATATCCACGGGCGTACAACCGTTGCCCTCCAATCCTGCTGGAGCGAGTTAGAAACCCTGGGGGCGGGCCTGCTGGATCTGCATCCAGAGTCCTTCCGCCACCAAACAGGTGTTCCTAGCCACATCTTCACCCTGTTGATACAGTTCTTTGTCAATATTGACGGTGTGTATGGTCTTTACCGCACACGCAAGCCGTTCTTTGACGACAAGGGCGTCGTCAGTTAGCATGACATTCGGAGTGGTCAATTGTGCTAACAACTCATGAGATATGAGAAGAAGGTCGGGAACTCCAGTAAGTTGCCCGAATTTGTCGGTGTTGAGAATAACGCCATTTAAAGTCTTACGGTACGCAATGACGCTGTACCGGGCGTTGACATGTTTCAGTTCCCGGAGTGACATGGAGTCGGCTCTCCTGTCAGCATCGTCCCAATCCTTATTGGTCATCGACGAGTAACTGTGGATGGTGCGCTTACAAAATTTCGCCCTGTACCCACGCTTGGCACAGACGTAGCGGTCGGCAAAAACCGCGGCGATCTGATAGAGCATGCTGGCAACCATCCATTGCCAACACATCAGACACTCGAACTGATCGAGATGAAACGCCATAGAGACGAAAATCGCGGGGAGAACCAATACAAACAACCAAAAGGTGAATGTGGCCTCAGCCGTTTCGTCTTGCCATTGACAATGGAAATGTTTGCGTTTCTGTTCATGGAACTGATCAACCGCATTCCTCTTGTCACCGAGTCTCTTCTCGGCCTGTTTTAAGTCCTCTTGGACATCATTAAGATCACGTCGCAGGTGCATAGCTGCATCCTGTGCGACCCGTGTTTCTTCGGTCTGCTCGTGGAGCGCGTCTTTCAGGCCATCAGCCTGAGACACAGCATCTTTCACGGCCCACGCGGTGGCTTTATCTCCGCCGCGGGACGCACCGGTTTTGCGTCCTCCCTTTCTCCTCGGATTGCCGGCCTTCGTGGTCTTCGGCGAATGATCCAGAGGAGGATTGTCTCGTGTCTGCTTTCCAGACGGTGGGGATTTCTCTCCAACCTTCTTGCCAGCTTTGGGGCTCGAGACTGACTTTACCGGTTTGCGGTTGGTACCACCACGTGGTTTCCCAGATGCCGTCTCCGGTTCGTCCTTGCGTTTCTCCCATTTTCTTGGTGTAGATTGCATGCAATCGTGCGGGTAAAACCCTATGCAACGATGCCTTCAATTCTTAACCGAGCTGGCACTCGGGTACTCGTTGATGGTGTGTGCTTTCGCG